TCCCATGTTTGTCTCCGTTAATCAAGTGGAACATTTTTCATTGGTTCGGTACCATTCCAGTGTGCCTGTGTGACACATACGCCTCGGTACTGTACACCCATTGGGTGCTCGCCTTTTTTGGGCAGTGTTTTGATTGCCCGTTCACATGCAGTTTTGGTGGGCATGGTCACTGGCACTTTGTCTATGAAGTTGCCACCAGGGCTGATAAAGGAAACCAGTAAAATCCATTCATTCATTATGCAGCCTCCAACATGTTAGCAGGAACTTTCCACAGCATGACACCGTCTTTGACTGTGACATACTTGATAGCAACCTTGGTCACTGTGCCAGTTACTGTGACACCACGTTTGGTGCTGTGAAACTTCACAGTGTCACCTTTGGTGAATGTGCGAATCTTCACCGCACGAAGTTGTGCCCGTGCATAGTTCACCGCATCATTGATGCTGTTGAGTTGTTCGTTTGTAAAATTGCTGAACATGATAGAAGTGTTGACTTCTTGGATTGTTGCGTATGTCATCTCAGGCTCCTTTTGTTACAATATGTTCATATTATAGCATTTTGGCAATTATTGGTCAACCGCCAAAAATGTAATACTCTAGTATTACATGCTCCAGAATGCTTCTGAGCTGGGTGAGCAGAAGTGCGGTGTGTTAACATCTTCCTCGAACTTCTCGCCAGTCATGATGTTGGTACGTTCAACCATTTTGGGTTTGTAGTACTTGGTAGCAATGATGCTGAGTTGGTCCACACTCCAGCCTGCTTTGTTGCACAAGCGAGTGCGTGTTGCACGGGCCGCACCAAAAGTTTTGTAAGCACGGGTTCTGTTGGGACCATCTGTTACAATAAGTCCAGTACCTTTAGAAACAATGTAATACATCTTGGCTCCTTTTTTACTACAATAACTCTATTATATACAAAACGGAATTTTTGGTCAACCAAAATACAATCACTGCAATCACCAGCAATTCTGCTACCGTGAACTTAGTACGATAGTATGCCAGTAATACTTTTTGTTTAAATTGGTTTACCCGGTTCATGCTGTTATTATAGCACTTCGGGCATTTTTGGTCAAGCAGTAGAAAGTACTACTTTTTATACCAGTGCCCGTGCTTCAGCAGGTGTGTATTCACTGCTACTCAGCGTAGCCTGTGGTGGCACAGCATTGGGCAGTTGTGGCACATCATTGTCTGCTTTGAGTCCAACAGCATTGATACCAGCAGTGTTGCGACCCTCACGCAATGCACCCACCATGGCTTGTCCATATTGGTTAGCAGTGTTAGCAATGCTTTCTAAAAACTGTGCTGCCATGCCTTCTTGTGTTTCTTGTCCATAGCCAGCCAGTGCAGGAATAAACGCAGTGATAGGCAACTGAGCACCGGCTGTGAGTGTTGAAAAATCAATCGACGCCTGTGTTTGAAATGTGGCCTCGTTGGCACTGTGCGTGGTCATTGCTGTCCAGGCTGTATTCAATGTTGTGGTTGCAGTGTCCATGGCTGAAATGGCTGTTCCAATGGCAGCATCTGCGGCAGTTATCAACACTGCCAACGCCGCATCGTAAGATGCATAAGGATTTCCTGTGTTGTAAGGTGCTGGAAGAGCGATTGCACCCGGCAACCCGTACACATCAGTAATGAGATTTTTCATATAAGAATATATGGTGTTGAGTGTGGTCAGTGTTCCAGCGGTGAGTTGTGCTGATATGGTACTGGTCACAGAGGTCAAGTAATTGTTGTAAGGAATACCAGCGGCTGATCCAAAAAAGTCTGTGGTCAAATATGTGCCATTGGGTCCTGATCCTTTGGCCAAACTGTTTTGATAATATGTGGCCACTGCGGCCGGTATGGGTGTGGTGGTGTTGGCCACAAGATCCAAGCCCTTGAGTGTACCTAGTTTTTGTGAATATGCCGCTGTCTCGGCTGCTGTTTGTGTCAATGTGGTCATTGTAGTATTGCCGCCAGTTGTTGTGTGGTCGTCCCTGTGATGCCTTTGACTTGTTGAAATGCAATTTGCAATGCACGACTTGCGGCAGCATTGGCCTGTGGAATAATCTTAGCCAACTCGTCACATCCTGTGGGACTGACAGCACCTGAATTTAAAATAGGTACTATAACAGAATTCACTGCACCAGTTGGGTCATATATTAGCACAGGCCCATCTGGGGTAGGCAGGGTCAAACTGCTAAAACTGGCGGGGAACAATTTCACAGGATTCAACAGGTCTGCCATGGTTTCAATACCAGGTGTGGTGGTATCTAATATGGACAACACATCTGTCAAACAGTCCCCAGTCACATTGAGCAATGCAGGATATGCACGTTTTTGCAATATATCAAATTGATTTTGTGTAAGTCCTTCGGGATTGAACAAACTTTGCACATTGTTGTTCACAAGGTCAGAAATGTTTTGATCAGTTAGTCCTTGTGTTTTTAATGCAGTGGTCACACACGGAGTTGATCCATTTAATATATTGCCGCACTCGGCTACATTCTGAAGCAGCCCTGCAGGTGTGCCAATCATGTCTGGTCTAGAGAACTTAATTGCACACCCAATATTGGCTAAGTCTGCTCCAAATGCTGGAAATGCCAAATTGACCTGTGCTATGTCACCTGTGATCAAGTTGTTCATGTTGGTAAATGTGGGACCGAGATAATCTGTGCTGTTGGCGTTGACCGCACTGTTGATAATGTTGTTGGTCAAACTGATATAACCTTGTGCGGCACCAAATGCCTGTGCAAACTTGCCAAAGTCTCCTGAACCTAGATACGTGCTGGCTGCTGTGGTTATAGTTGTGGCATAGCCTGCATTGCCCACAGTCCATGACACATTGCTGGGCACTGAGTCTCCCAGGGCAGGACAATAATTACCTGCTACATTGGCACCCAATGTTTTCAAATTGGCCAGTGTGCCTACACCAATACCCAATGACACATTGCCGGCGGCCTGCCCAATGGTGTAGATCAAATTGGCTATGGGTGCAAGGGAATTGTATGCGGCAATGTTGTTGGCCAATTGTGTGTTGGCTGTGATGGCATTGCCTGCATAAAAACCCACACCTGCTGTGAGTTGTAGTGGTGTTGCTGTTGACTCTGCCATTATGCTGCTCTCACTGTGCTAGAACCTGCTGTACGACTGTGTCCGCAGGTGTCTGAATCACCATCACGTATCACCGGTCGACCGCCAGCACGTACTGTGCCTGAACCACCCGAGGTCACTGCTGAACAGTGTATGCCGCAACCACTCTGTCCACAACAAGGATGTGGTGTAACGCCAATGCCAGGCACAACAATGGGACGACCGTTTACTCGTACAGAAGCCACACCTGAAGTGTTGACACCGCCTGCACCATTTGGATCACCTTGTCGTTGTACTGCTGGCATGTTATCCCATTAAGATTTTACTACGAACAGGTTTGATACCTGTTGTGGCTTCCAAATAACTGTCCCCAACGTCTTCACGCACAGGGGCAATCATGGCCACGCTGGATATATTTACCGTGACTTCTGCTTCAGGGTCTGCGGTAAACAATGAATTCATCAACTGTATGCCTTGCTGTCCAGGCACCACTGCCACAGGCTTGCTCAGCGTGTAAGTACTGCTGTCAAATGCTGTGACCTTGGCCACAATCTCTTCACCATAGCCCATACGCATGGTGTATGTTTTTCCTACTTCAACGCTCATTCTATTTCCTTTTTAACTATTGCCAACTGATAATTTACCAACCCCAACTTGAGCCTGTGATAAAACATGTTCACAAAGGCATCAATACTTTGCTTGCAACGACCCAAGTAGTGTTGGTCATCTTCCCACAGGTAGTCGTCAAACAACATGACGCCACCTGGGCGTAACAATCCAAAACACATCACAGCATCTGCCAAGGCATCATCTGCGTTGTGACTGCCATCCACATAGATAAAGTCGTATTGTCTTTTGTCCACAATTAGTTGTGCCAGTGCAGGGAAACTCATGTTAGCATAGACTTCCACAGTTTGTCCAGGCTTGCAAACTTCTGCAGTATTGGAACGAAAGATTTGTTCGATGCTACGGTCTTCTGGAATAGCGTCTTGCGCAAATGCTGTCACAGGACGGTCAGCAAAAGGATCTATACAAGTAATAGTACCGGTATCACTCAGCATGTTCTCTAACATCCAGCAGGTACTGCGGCCTTCGTGGCTGCCTATTTCCAATATGCTGTCAACTGTTTTTTGTTTTTGTAAGTAGTTGGTGATGTAATCAAAGTTGACCAGTGCATTGCTGAACCAGTCAGATGAAAATTGTGGCATTACATCAACCTTTGACGCAGTTCCTGAAATCCGCCCACATACTCATTATCCAAGAAAATCTGTGGCACTGATCTAGCAGTAGGCACAGACTCCAACAGTTGTTCACGTGTCCAGTCTTGACTGATGTTGCGTACTTCATATTCAATGCCTTTCATTTCCAACAGGCCTTTGGCTTGTTCGCAGAAGGCGCATTGGTCCTTAGACCATACTATGGCTTTCATTTGGTTTTCCTTTTGGGTTCTACTTTAATAATGCATGGTGAATCAATGCGATCTGACATGGCTTTGACACTATCTGCCCACAAATGCATTTTCACCGACAACCAGTCTAAAAATTGCACTCTCAGGCAGCGATTCTTTTCTTGAATCTTTTCAAACTTGCTCATCACGTTGCGAATGTTTTGAAAGTCTTCAGACTCTCGTATTGCAGGATTGGGTTTGTACATATTTTTCCTTTTATAAATCTGGCAATTCGTCGTAATCTAGTTGATCACTCATGACGCCGATAACATAGTTAGTTGATTCGTTCTCCTGCAGTGCAGTTTGTTTCTTTGACGTGTCCACATGCTTCATAAACCAGGGAATGGGTGTGCTGCGTGGTGCCGGCTCCTGGTACTTGACGCCAATTTCTTTGAGTGCGCCTACTGCTGTGTAGTCCACAAAGTCTTTGAGAATGTTGGCATTGAGTCCAATCACAGGACCTTTCTGGAACAGGTAGTCAGCCCAGGCTTTTTCTTCACGGATCACATCCAGGTACAACTGATACACTTCGGCTTCGCATTCGGCCTTGGCAGCGGCAAAGCGTGGATCTTCTTTGACAACTTGGTTGATGATCCAAGCAGTCCAGTCCTTGTGCAGGATTTCGTCTTGCAGGATCAGGCTGATGATGTTGCCGTTGCCAATGAAGATACGGTTCTCAACCATGGCCAGACTTGTGGCAAAGCTGACCATGAAGCGGAATGCTTCTAGTGCATAACTGGCGTTGAGTGCTAGCCAAATGGCTTTGATATGTTCTTGTTCGAGAACCATACCTGTCATTTCACTGCTTAATTCTTTATGGCAATTTATTCTGTGTAGTTCGTCGTAGTAGTTGCCCACACTCGATGCCATGTCTACAATCTCTTGTGTGTCGTGAATTGTGTTGAAAACATCCTTGGGCACGTTGTAGATGTTGCGAATGATGTGACTGTAACTTCTACTGTGAATGTTGGTTTCAAAGAAACTCCAGTTGTACATCAATGCTTCTAGTTCAGGAATACTCACCACAGGGGTAAACACCTGTGCTGGGCCACGTCCTTGCAAACTGTCCAAGGCTGTTTGACGCAACAAGTTTGATGTAAAGATATGTCGCACAGTGTCTGAAGAGTCTTTGAAGTCGTTGGCATCTTTGGTCAATGATACTTCTTCAGGTATCCAAAAGAAGCCACGTGCTTCTTGTTCAAACTTCACAAGTTTGTTGTACTTGACTTCTTCAAAACGTTGAATGGTGACAGGACCGGCTGGGTCAAGAAACATCTTGCGGCTCAGGTAGTCTGTTTTGGTTGATAGGTTGTATTGGGCTTGGCTCATAATTTGCAACTTTCGCAGTCTTCTACGTCATCAAAGTCAATGACTTCCAACGGTGATTCTTCTTTGGCGGCTTTGGCACCTTGCTTGTTGATCAGGCTGTAATAGAATGTCTTGATACCCCAGTGATGTGCCTGCATCAAGTTCTTGGCAATCAATGTGGTAGGTACTTTGCGATCTGCAAAGTGTGCTGGATTGTAGAATGTGTTGGTGCTGATACTCTGATCAATGTATGCTGCCAACACAGCGGCTGTTTTCAAATAGCCAACACAATCCTTTTGTGCCCACATCAACTGATATCGATTCTTTAACTTGTGGTATTCAGGTACAACTTGTGTAAGGCTTCCTGCTTTTGATTCTTTGACTGAGATCAAGCTCATGGGCATTTCAATACCATTGGTTGAGTTGATCACAACTGAACTAGACTCTACAGGAGCCACTGCCATCAAGGTGGCATTACGCACACCGTATGCTCGCATGTTGCCACGCAGGGTATTCCAGTCTAGTGCAGGATCAGGTGTGAAGTCTGTGAGTTCATTAACACCTTTGGCACGTAGTTCCCAAGGAAAAATTCCTTTGCCATAGCGTGTCTTGTCACTGTCTCGGCAACGACCACGTTCTTTGGCCAGTTCCACTGTGGCTTCGGTCAAGTAGTATGCTTGGTGCTCCATCCATGACTTGACTTCTGCCAAGGCATCCCGTTCTCCATACTCCAGTCCACGTTTGGCGTGCCAGTAAGCTAGATTTGTAATGCCAATACCCAATGGCTGGATTTCATCGTTGGACAGTTGACTTTGAATACTCAAGAAGTCCTGGTAATCTAATATGTTACAAAGGCTGCGTTGAAGTACACGACAGGCTCTACGCATGTCTTCAGGGTGTCTGAACGCACCCCAGTTGATTGACCCCAAGGTACACAGTGCAATACGCCCTTCCTCATCGTCTAGGCGTTTGAAAGGCTTGGTAGGTAAAAGAATTTCACAGCAGAGATTGCTTTGATAAATGGTATGGTACTCAGGATCAAACGGTCCTTGATCCATGACATTGTCAATGAACACTAGATAGATACGTCCAGTATCGGTTCGTTCCTTGAGAATACCACTTTTGAAAACTTCCTCCGCAGCCATCGTTTTCTTACGGAGGCTGCTGTCTTTTTCGTATTTTACGTATAGTGTTTCGAAAAGGGCAGTGTCTTTATAGAAGGCTTCATAAAGGTCAGGTACTTGATTGGGGTCGAAGAACGTAATGTTCTCCTTGTTCTTAAAGCGACGCCAGAAGAATGCAGATAACACGACACCATAATCCATGTGTCGTACCCGGGTCTCTTCTGTACCTTGGTTGTTTTTAAGAACGATAAGGTCATCAAACTGCAGATGCCATATGGGATAAAAAACCGTAGCCGAAGCATTTCTAATACCTCCTTGTGAACATGAACGTAGGTCGCCAAACCATTTTTTAAGGAAAGGAATCATACCAGTGTGCATGATCTCACCACCGCGAATAGGCGAACCTAGTGGGCGCAGGCGTCCAATCTCCAAGCCAATGCCAGCACGTTTGCTGGCATACTTGGCCATCATCTCACCGCTGGCAAATATACTATCCAAGTCATCGTCTGATCTAATAAGAACACAACTGCTAAACTGCTTAGTAGGAGTACCAAGGCCAGCCAACACAGGTGTGGCCAGAGTGAAGAGTCCGTCGCTGGCTGCTGTGTAGTATTCTTTGATATAA